CTTTAACGATGAACTTGCCTTTCTTTAGGAGGGATAAATCAGACTCAGATGCGTTGGTGGTTGTGCGTTGTTTGCTGGCTGCGTCTGGGATTACGACTAAGTTTTCTCTTTGAAGTTGGTCGGGGTAGGTGTTAATTAGTTTTTCGACTACTGCGGGTGTGTCTTTGGGGTAGTGTTCTTCTATGACGTGGAATTCGTCGCCGCGACGGATAATTGTCATGCAGAAACAGGCTGCTACGTTGAAATCTATGCCTATGAATATTCGGTCTTCGTTGTTAAGTCGTTCGTCAGTCCAATGTTTATCTCTATCGAATGGATGGTAAACAGTTGTGTTCTCTAGGTTAGTAAATTCTCCTTCGATGTAACTGGCTATTAAATTAGCGTCGTAGTTTTGATATAAAGAGTCGATGAAGCCGGGAGGTAGGTGCGGGTTATCTGTTGTTTTTGCTTTGATCATTCGACGGTCTTCTCTATCGCCGTTTTCCACAAATGTTCTATAGCACCATTTGTATCCTTCTGGGGTAGAACCCACTGCAAGGACTGGGTTTTTACCTCCTCGTAATCTGGCGAGGAACATTTCACCTGCTTTTTGCGCCGTTTCCATGGGCGAAGTATCTATTTCGTCAGCGAGGCAGAATGATAAATTCTGACCCCTGATGCGATTCCATGTTTCGGTTGCGCGGCATAGCAAAGTTGTACTGCCGTGTTCGGTGTGGATGATGTATTCAGGTTGCGGTGATACTCGGAAATCGTGTTCTATTTTGTATTCTTCGAGGAAATCATCGAAACTTCTCATCCATACGTCGCGAAGCAATATATTCGTGGGTTCAAAGACTGCGCCAACTGTTCCGGGGTTATCCATGCACAACATGACTGCTTTGGCGCATAATGCTCTCGTTTTTCCACTTCCGAAGCCTCCGATGAAACCGAGAATGAGGTGTTTTTCATCATTACAAAATTCCTTTTGGGCTGGTAGTAACCCTTCTACAATTTTAAATCGCAATTTTTCATTAGTTTCCTTCGCTCGGCTAGATACCTGAATCGGTGGTTCGAGACATGATCCGCCCGGTACGTTCGCTAGTAAACTCACCCTATAAAATCCTTACTTACTTAAGTAGGATAGTAGGTAATAAACATTGGGGGTAGGGTGAACGAGATTATTGCAGCAATTCTTGGGGCTGGTATTTCAGTTGTGGCGATGTTGGCAATGGGGGCTGGTAAAAAGAGGGAATCCTATGTCGTTGAGATATTTAAAAGGTTGAATACTTTGGATAATAAGGTGACTAGGTTGGAAGAGAGGGTCAGTATTAAAGAACATAGAGGTCATAAATGAACTGTTGGCACTGTAAAACTGAACTAATTTGGGGGAGTGATTCCGATTGCGAACATCTGGAAGACTATTCAATGGTTACTTTCTTAAGTTGCCCCAAATGCAAGGCAGATGTTGAGGTTTATATCCCTAAGAAAGACTAGATTCACTACACCATAAAGGTTCACCGCCGTATATTTTGGATGCGCGTTTTAATGCTTCGAGTGCTTCAGTGCAATAGGTCCATGAAAACATCTCGCAAAAAAGATCGTCGGGAGTAAGTATTGGGTCTGACCAAGGACATATTCTTCTTACCGTTAAATAATCTTCCTTTAAATCCTGTATGGGTAGGTCTTCGCCGGTGTACTCCGATAGCCAATCGCCAAATGGTTTTTTAGTCATTCCTTTTTGCTAATAATACAACAAAACCCCCTAATGTCCTCTACAACTTAGGGGGCTTTGAAGCTATCCAATAACCAAAATGCTAATAGCTTGCTAAGGGGGTATAGGGCATACCTATTTTAATGCCTATTTAAGTAGAGACAACATCTTGGAGATGAAGGGGGTAGGGGTGGTGTTAGTACTTAAGTAAGTGTAGTTCTGTGTAGTTGTTAGGTCTGGGAGGTACCGCCCCCACGCGAAAAACAGAATACAAATCGCTTGGGTGGGGGTGGGGTTTTGCTTGCATAACTGCCTAATAGACAGTTACGCAAACGCAACAAATCAGTCAGGGTCTACGGTCTGCAATATGTCCACTAAATAACGCTTTATGTCCAGTTTCAGGTGCCACTATTTAACATTTTTAGCCCATACTTAAGTATTAACTATTGATATTAATTAGGTTAGGAGCTGATACCCCTACCCTATACGGTGCGATATGTGAGAGACCACAATCTATTGTCTATTTGCTCGAGTCTGAGAGATTAAATAATTTGGCTTTACTATTAACCGCTCCTAGAGCTACCGCGAATTGATTTGAAGCCATACAACGCTCTGTAATCCTCGTTAACTGATCGGCTAACTCAACAGTCATAGTCTTTCTTGATACCTCAAACTCTCTAGTCATTTCCTCGTTTATTTCTTGCCGGTACTTATCAACTTGTGAATGTCCTATGCCCCACGTGGTCCTCGCATAATCTAATATCTGAATACGTGACTTTCCATCACGCATCATTGCATAGATCTTATTAAGCCTTATTTGCTTTTCCCTCTTTGTACACTTAGCCACAGTAAAGAGCGATCTAACAGCATATAAAGCCAGTATAAGGGACAATTACTTGATTAAGTAGTAATAGACTAAAAAAGACAATAAAAAAGGCCCGCAAATTGCGGGCCGGTGATCTCGTTGTTTGACTGGTTACTGTCCTTGCAGAGCGTACTCTAGACACTTAATAACTTCTTCATAGTGGTCATTCTGTAAATTCATAGCCGGTTGATCCTTTTTAAAGTCTGTAAGTGCGGTTGCTAGAAGTCCAGAAAGTAATTCAGTTTGCAAATTAGTCATTAGTTGACTCCTCATAGTAAGAAACATCCAAAACTGTCACGGGCTCGAGAAATTCATCAACATAATTTAAAACACAGTTTTGTTCTAGTGGATCACCTGAACAGTACTCACCATTTTTATCTACCTCAACAAGTAGAGTGACTTTCACTTTTTTAGTATCTTGCTTTATTCGATACTCTTCGAGTGATTCCTTTAATTCGCTTTCACTGAGATCATCAACCGTATAGCCGGTAATTAACTCCTTATTAATAGAGTCAATCTGATCTTGTGTTAAGTGTGCAGTATTAGCCATTCTCCTCACCCTCTTCATATTTTAGAGCGTTATCTGAAAACTTTTTAAGTTCTTCAATAACTTCATCAGGGTGAAACTCCCTATTAATTGCGTCTTCCCCAAAAGCTACTTCATAAACTTCTTCAATAAACGTCTTTACATTTTCAAACGCTTCTAAGTTTTGAAAATAGGGGTGCTCTTCACCTTCTTCTTCTTCCCAGTTTTCTATCTCGTCGTCGAAGTCTTCTCTTTCTTTGTATTCTTCAATGAAAACAAAAAATTGATTGATTGATTCATCAATGGTGGGCTCTTTAGGGTATGTCATTAGATCAACCCCTTATTTGAATAGGCATAACTAGAAACTCTAGTTCTGATTCTTCTAAGTCTTCAATATTGCATTTACTTCTAAATATCACTGGTGTTGTTGGGTGGTTAGTGTACATCCTCACAACTTGATTAGGTGAGAACTTAGAAGCAAGTTTGAAAACATCAGCCAAGTATTTTGGGTTAAATGCCATCGGCTTTTTTGGCTCATTACTAAATGAGTCTGGGATCAATTGATCAACGTGAGGGTAAGTTCCTTCAACTTTTGACTTCCATCTAAGACCACAGAGTGAACCGGACATGATGTTTTTGCCCCATACCTCACCAAATCCATTGTCATAGATGATGACGCGCTCGGCCTTAGCAATAGACTTTTTAAACGCGCTTGTATCTATCAATAACTCTTTTATTTCGTCGTCTATCCAGTATGGATTCTCATTGCTTTCAAATTCAAATCTAAAAAGTCTGTGACCATCAGTTGAGGCAATTCTGATAAATTTTTTGCCTTGCTTAGTCTCAACTTTTAGATGAATACAAGTAAGTAAATACTTTGCCTCGTCTTTGCTAGATAAGAATGAGGCAATATGAAAAATTTGATAAGGCAAACAACCGATTTGCTTTGATGCTGTTGGTGTTGCTGTTGTTTCAAGAGTCATTGAAGAAGTCATTAGATGAAATGCAATTGGATTAAATGTGAGAAGCTTTTAAAAAGCTAGGTAAAACCGGCTCGGTTTTGCCGGTTGTTTTGTTGTGCCTGTAATCAGTGAATAAAGGCTTATAAGATCCGGTTGACCGGTCTAACTGAAGGATGATTGTTTTATTCATCTTATTGCTCTCTCTGGCTTTGCTTCTAAAGTTCCTTTTAAAACTCTCAAAGCTTCATTAATATCTCTAGTTCTTTTTCCTTGCTCATAAGTTTCAAAACTTAGAGAATGAGAAGCAACCGTACTAATTAAAACATTTAATGCTAGTTGCTGCTTAATGGTCAATTCGTCAAAACGATTACTAACAAAAGAAGTAGGCATTTAATGTAATGCGATGGAATAAAAAAGAGCCCTTCCGGACTCCTTCATTATAAGCATGTAAGTACTTACATGTCAACTAACTTGGTTAGGTAGAGCGTGAACAATATATTTAACTTTTAATCGGCTTGAGGTAGGAGCGTTTCTCGTCAACTCGTCTAGTTCTTTTTTAGCGTCTTCAACTTTCTTTTTCTGCGCGTCTAATCGTTCTGGGTAATCAG